GCGGCCGCCTGTTAGCTTTTCAGCCCGGCTTTTTCCACCGGGTGCCAGGCCCCTGCGTGCAGATTGCCAAGCGCCGCGGGTGCGCCTGGGCAGGCGGGTTTTTATGGTGCGTGTGCAGCACCGGCATGGCCCAAGCAACCCATGCCGCCCGGATCAACACCGGGACGCGCCACCAAAGAATGGGAGGTTGAATGATACCAATGACAATTTTTGATTCCAACTGCCTTTATGTTCTCAAGTGCCTGGCCCTTGTGTTTGTCGCGGCCCCCTGCGTGCTCTTTGCCGGCGGAATGCTGATTTGCCTGCTGCTGTGGTGCGGGCTGCACATCACCCGCGCCATGCACCTGCGGCGGCTGGGCCTGCCGCGGTGTGGGCGCTGCCGCTACTGGGCCACCGTGCAGTGCCCGCTGTATGGCCGCAACACGCCGGATGATTTCTGCAGTCGCGGCGAAAGGCGGGGTGGCTGATGGAACGAAGCTGTAAAAACTGCCAACAGCGCCGCGTGGGCTGCCATGCCAACTGCGAGCGCTACAAGGCCGACTGCGCCCAGGATGCCAAGCGCCGGGCCTATGAAAAGCAGTTTGCCTATCTGGACAGCATGCCGCAAACCGCCACCGCCTTAAAAAAGACCCTTGCGCCCCGGCGGGTGGGCGGCCAACAGTAAAACAGAAAGGATGGAATCAATGACAAGGAAAAAGTGCATCAAGCTGATCATGGGCACGATGGGGCTGCCGCAGCCGCGTGGGGCTGAGATGGTATTCCGGTGTATGCAAGAGGAACTGTACAAAAGGGATGGATCGCAGCCAAGCAACAAAGAAGTGCTGGTAGCCCTGCTGTTTGAGATGGGCGAAGCGGGGCCCGGTTGCGGCGTATCAGCGCTTGACAGCCTTTTAGCCATTGTCAGCCGCCGCATTATCGAAACAAAAACCGCAATCATCCACGACCGCCTGATGGGCGGCCCTGCAAAAGAAACCCAAGCGTGAACCAAAGCCGCAGCCCTTAAACCAGGGCGGCGGCTTTCGCAAAACCGGGCACAGCTTACCTATTATATAGAGCATGTGGCTGCGCAGCCGCAGCGAGCTGCCGCCAAACGGTCCGAGGGGGGCCGTTTGGGCGGCTTGTATAGGGGTTATTTCAAGGTCCATTCTCCCCCACAGAAAGAAAAGAGGTGAACAGCATGAAATCTGCCAGAAAGCAATACATCCGAGAGCAGAAAACAATCTGCGGTGATAGCTATGCCGAGGTAGACTTCTGCTGGATCACTGAGCGGGAACACCGGGCAGGTCCCCGCGGAAAAAAGCAATTTGCCAGCAGCCTTGCCCAGCAAAAGCGTAACCGGGAACGATCGGCGCGGCTGCTGGTACAGTTGCTGAACACAAATTTCGACCAACGGGGCTTTGCCGTTACCCTGACCTACGAAGACATGTGGCTACCGGATGACGATGAAGCGGCCTGGAAGGACGTGTACAACTACCTGAAACGGGTGCGCCGATGGCTGACCCGGCAGAACTGGCAGGATGCCACCCCCATCAAGTGGGTGTGCGTGACGGAAAACCAAGAAGCCGACCCGGCCAACGGCCTGAAAGAAGTGCGATACCATCACCACATGGTGCTGCAGGTGGACGGCCTGACCGCCGCCCACCGCGCCGCCCTGCGTGATGCGCTGGAAGATCTGTGGTGCACCGGCCGCAGCCGGGAACCGCTGGGCACCGTCAACGCCGACCGCCTGCAGCCGGAACACGACAGCCTGGAAGGGCTGGCCAAGTACATGCTGAAATATCCCCGCCGCCGCAAAAGCTGGCATGCAAGCCGCGGCCTAAAGCGCCCCACCTATCCCCGCCCCAATGATACCCACTGGACCCCGCGCAAGCTGGCCGATGCCTGCACCATGCGCGTGGACGATGCTGATTATTGGGAGCAGCGCTACCCCGGTTACAGGTTTTTGGGGGCTGTGCCAAGCTATAACGAGGAGCGGGCCGAATGGCGGCTATACATCAAGCTGCGCCGGAAACGCAGGTAATACAACGTTATCCCCCGCCCCGGCGGGATACCCATTCGCATTCTGGCCGGAGACAATTTTTGATGAAATATCAAGGAGGAACACGATGGAACCAAAAAACTTCTGGAAAGAAATGCAGCGACTGTGCAAACAGCGCGGCGGTACATGTGATGACAGCGAATGCGGGTATGACTGCCCACTGTGCGCACTGCCCTGCTGCGCTGATCGCAAAACCATGGCAAGCGTAACAGCTACCGATTTTGCCGAAATGTATACCGCCGTTGAAAAGTGGAGTAACGCCAACCCGTCCAAGACCCGCCAGAGTGAGTTTTTGAAGGCTTACCCAGATGCGAAAATCAACACTGACACGGGTGCGATTGCAATTTTTCCATGCGTGATTAACAAAAAATTGACAGGCGAACACTGCAAAAAGTATTCGCAACGCACGGATGAATGTGATGCTTGTGCATGGGACTGGTGGACGGAGGAAATCGAATGAAAAAGATAACTTTTGACGCCCAGAACAGCCGGTGTCAGACCTCTGATGCAGAAGAGTATACCTGCCATGAATGCGGTGAATGCAGGCAGACCCAGACAATGACCCCGGCGGAAATGAGGCAGCTTCGGCGGCTGCAAACCGAACGCCGCCCGGAGGCCTGTCTTGGCTGTGGGTTGGAACATGAGTGCAGCCTGCATGGGTGTGCGGTACTGCGCAAGGCGTATAAAGTGCTGTGAGGTGGCGCGAATGAACATTCTTGAGCAGAATTTCACAAGTGCAACAGCAGCGTTTGTCTTGATGTTTGTCGCATGTCCTGCCATCATGCTTTGCGGCGCTGCCGTGGTATGCGTGGGTATGTATATCATCAAGCGTCTTGCCGATGCACTGCGCCTGCACAGGATGGCCCTGCCGCGGTGCAGCCAATGCTGCCATTATGGCACAACGCAGTGCCCGTTGTGCGGGCAGGCTGACCCGGACGATTTCTGCTCTCGCGGCGAAAGGCGGGATACATGATGATACAGATATTGCTTTCCATCCTGACCTGCACTATGGGTATTTTTGTGTTGTCCGTGCTGCTGGCGGCAGCTTATACCGCCGGGGTAGCCGCTGGGAAAGCTGCCGCGCATGTGGATGATGAAGAATCAAAAATTTATATGCCGCACACACATGGCGGAGATCCTGACACCTGAACGCAGAGACAGCCATATTTCGGATTAAGGGAGGTATACACACGTGGGGAAAAACAAACGCTTGCCGAATGACATCGTATTGGCTGCCCTGCAGCTGGTGCGCGGCCAGGCCAGGCGCAAGGCCGAGTATAAGCGCCAGGTGGATGAGATCATCCTGCGCAGCGGCACAAATTTTGTGGATACCACAACCAGCTGCGGCACGCCCGTGCGTGTGTACCTGCCGCACGCCGGCGGGAATTCCAACGACATCACCGCCGACAAGGCCGAGGCGATCCAGCAGCTTGAGACACAGCGGGATGTGCAGATCATGCGGGCCATTGATGCCGCCGCGGATGAGATTGGGGCGGACATCCAGAGCGCCACGGTACGGGCCGCGCTGCAAAAGGCTATTGCACTCAACTGCAAGGCCTGCCGCACCTGGACATACGAGCGCTTGGAAGTGCCGGGAATTAGCCGGATAGAATTCTATCGCCGCCGCCGCAAATATTTGGAAAATGTTGCGCAACGCGTAGGAATTGGCTAAAAGTTGATACTGTGCAAGATTTTTTAGTGCTAGAATTGATATCATAGAATATTGAGAGGACAGCCCACCGGCTGCCCTCTTTTGTTTTGGAGTGTAACCCATGGCAGATAAAAACAACAAAACAACCAACCCCTGCGCCCGCTGTATCTGGAGCATGTGCGGCAACGAACGGGTGATCTGTTCCCTGCCGCGCTGTGTCAACCCGTGGCAGTGCGAGCGGCCCAAACATAAAATCGGCCCCGGCGGATGTTGGACTTACCAGCGGCCGCTGAGAAAGGCCCCCCTATGACTAACCCCCGGTATGCCAATGGAGCGCTGCGCAGGAAACACCGGGCGCGGCTGAAAGCCATGGGCGCGCCGTGCGGAATCTGCGGCGGACGCCTTGGCCCGATCCATTACGACGAACCATCCGATGCCGCGCATCCGCTATCGTTTGTTGTGGATGAGATACGCCCCGTTGCCCGCTGGCGCGAGTTCGGGTACGCATCCCCGCGGGCTGCGGCTGAAGATTGGGACAACTTACAGGCTGCGCATTACTGGTGCAACGCGCAGAAAGGCTGCAAGCTTTCACCCGCAAAACCCAATTCTGCGCAGCACACCCGCACACAAAGGCCTCCTGCAGACGGCAGCTGGTGAGGGGTGGGGAGGGACCCCCGCCCCGGCCGGCGGGCGACCCCAAGCCGTCCAGCGCCGATTTACCCCCGCAAAAAACAATTTGATTGGGGGGTGGTATCAAAACAGGAAGGAGAAGCAAAAAGTGGCAGCAGATACTTCTAATCGCGCGCGCGCGGAGATCGCGAAAAGGTCTGCCGCAGAGCGCAGAAAACTGGCTAAATTTTTGGCCAAAAACGGATTGAATGACGAAAAAATCAAGTCGCTTGACCCGGTGATTTTGAATGTTTCGTGGATGAAATCCAAGCTGGACGATGCCAGGGAAGCCATCGGTGAGGAAGGCATCACGGTGGAATATGACAACGGCGGTGGGCAGTCGGGCGTGAGAGAGAACCCGGCCTTCCGGGCTTATGAGGCATTGTGGAAAACGTACCTGTCTGGATTGGATATGCTGATTAAGCTCCTACCTGTGGAGGTGCCGCAAGAGCAAATATCCGACATTAAGCCGACAAGCGTACTCACTCTGGTGCAGAATCGGAGAAAACAGGACGCATGACCGGCGCACAGATTCCAAGATACCGCATCGAGCCGGAGCGCGTTACGACTGACGGTGCGGACGCCGCAGCGCTGATGGCCGCCTACGGCAATGCGCTGGATGAATGGCAGCAGCTGGTGCTGGACTGCTGGCTGGGCCGGGATGCATCCGGGCGGTACACCGTGACCTCTGCCGGGCTGGCCGTGCCCCGGCAGAACGGAAAAAACGTGTGCCTGGAGGGGCGAGAGTTTTTCGGAATGGTCATCAACGGTGAGAAGATCCTGCACACCGCCCATCAGGTGCGCACGGCGAAAAAGAGCTTTAACCGGCTGGTCCGGATGTTTACCGACAAGCGGCACCCGGAGGTGCTGGAACTGGTGAAAAACATCCGCTACACCAACGGCGAGGAGTGCATCGAGCTTCTGAACGGCGGGAGCATTGAGTTCTCGGCCCGATCCCGGCAGGCGGCCCGCGGCTTTGACGGCATCTCGCTGGTGGTCTATGACGAGGCACAGGAACTGACGGACGACCAGGTGGAGGCCATCATGGCCACGCTGGCCGCATCGGCCACCGGCACCAGACAGCTGATCTATACCGGAACCCCGCCTTATCCGGGCTGTCCCGGCGACGTATTCCGCCGCCGCCGGACAGCCTGTCTTGGCGCACCGGGCGCGCACGATGCCTGGCACGAATGGTCAGTGGAGGGAGAGCAGGTTGACAAGATCGATCTCGAAAATCACTCGGTCTGGTATCAGACTAACCCGGCCATGGGCATTCGGCTCAGCGAGGAGTTTGCGGCGGAGGAGTGCCGGAGCATGAGCGCCGACGGCTTTGCCAGAGAACGCCTGGGCTGGTGGAGCCCCATTCTGACGGAGCAGAGCGACAAGGCGCTGGATGCCCGGGCCTGGGCGGCCTGCGCCAGCGAAGCCGAAAAGCCGGAGGGCAAGACCGCTTACGGCGTCAAGTTTGCCGCGGATGGTTCCGCTGTCTGCCTGTGCGGCGCGGTGATCCCGAAAGATGGGCCGGCCCGCGTCTCGCTGATCGAACAGCAGCCCACCGGCCGCGGCCTGGCCTGGCTGGTGGAATGGCTGAACGAACGCTATGACCGCGCAAGCTGTGTGGTGATTGATGGCCGCAACGGGGTGGACGTGCTGGTGGAGCGCATCCGCCCCACCTGGAAAGCCAAAAGCGCCGTGCTCCGCCCCTCTGCCAGGGACGTAATCGCATCGGTGGGGCTGATTACCACCGCAATTAACGAACACTCCCTGACCTGGTACAAGCCGCAGCAGGCCCTGAACGAGAGCGCCATCACCAGCACCAAGCGCCCCATCAGCGGCGGGTATGGCTTTGGCGGGGACAACAGCCTGCCGCTGGAAGCCTGTGCCCTGGCACTGTGGGGCGCGAAAACCTGCAAACGCGACCCGACACGCAAAATGCGCATCGGATGAGAGGAGAACCATGACGAATACCCTGAATTTTGGCCATGTAGCCGGGCTGACCGCCGCGGAACAGCAGCAGCTTAGCGACCTGGCCGAAACGTATATGTATCATCAGAGCCGCAACGCCACCAAAGACAAGTATTACGAGGGGCACGTCACCTTGCAGGACGTGAACCTTGGTCTTGCGCTGCCGCAAGGTCTGCGCGGTCTGGAGGTCGGCTGCAACTGGGGACAGAAGGCGGTGGACGCGCTGGCATCCCGCAGTATGTTCGATGGTTTTGTGAGCAACGGCGGCGCACTGGACGGGCTGCAAAAGCTGGTGACCGACAACCGTCTGGTTGCAGCCTACGCCAAAGCCTGCCGGGATCAGCTGAAATACGGATGCGTGTTCGCCACACTGTCCGCAGATGCGGACATCGGCTGTCGCATCCGCTTTCACTCCCCTGCTGCGGCCGCTGCCCTGTGGAGCGGCGAGAAAGGCCGGATCGACTGCGGCCTTGCCATCATCGACACCATGAAGGACGAAAAGGACGAAGGAAAATGGACCCCGTCCATCGTCAACTTCTATACCGACACCGCCCTGATCGTACTGACCCTCGAAGGGACCGTCTGGACAGCAAAACGGCATCCCAATAAGATGGGTCGTCCGCTGATGGAGCCGCTGATCTGGAACGCCACCAGCAATAAGCCCTTTGGCCGCAGCCGCCTGAAGCGTGCCATCCGTTCCCTTATCGACGACTATGTGCGTACCGTGGCTAACGCCACCATTGCGCTGGAGTTTGACACCACGCCACAGAAGTACATCCTCGGCGTGACCGATGAGCAGTACGATACCATTACATCCGATAAATTCAAGCAGTATGTCGGTGCGCTCATCGCTGCCACATCCAACCCGGAGACCGGCGAAAACCCGGTCTTTGGCCAGCTGGCACAGGGCAGCCTTTCGCCGCACGTTGAAAAGATGCGGATGACGGCCACCCAGTTTGCCGCTGCCACCGGCCTGACCGTGACCGATGTGGGCGTGATCAATGATGCCAATCCCACCAGCAGCGATGCCATCCTTGCCCAGAGCCAGACGCTGGTGCTGATGGCGCAGCAGCTGAACACCGGCAACGGCGATGCACTACGCACCATTGCCCGGATGGCCCAGGCCATTGCCCGCAAAGTAACGCTGGATGAGCTGACCGAGGAAGAGCGGGACGTGATGGCCCACTTCAAGAACCCGGCGATGCCCAGTGTAGCCGTGACCGCCGATGCGGCCATCAAGATTGCTTCCGCCCGGCAGGAGTTTGCCGCCACCGACACGTTTTTGGAGATGATCGGCTTTGACCAGGCCGATATCCGCCGCATTAAGGCGCAGGAACAGCGGGTGCGCGGGCAGCAGTTGCTTGTTGAGGTAGACAATGCAGATAACGGCGAAAACGTGGAATGAATACATCACCCGGCTGTCCCGCCTGAACCAGAAAGCCGGGCAGTTGATGCGGCAGTACATAGACACCCACGGCACCGGGGATGCCGATGCGCTGATTACTTACGCCGCCGCGCTGGTGACAAAATACGGCGAGGGCAGCGCGGAGCTGGCCTGCCAGATGTATGACGCCCTGGCCGAAGCGGCCAACGCCGGGGTGCCCGCAGCAGAGCCTGCCGAACCAGCAGATTACGGCGAGGTGGCCCGCATGGTGAACGCCACCAAGAACCAAAACCCGGCCAACCTGCCCAACGGCGTCAGCCGCCTGGTCAAGCGTGCCGGGGCCGATACCACCCTGAAAAACGCTGCCCGCGACGGGGCCGAGTGGGCCTGGGTACCCCACGGGGACACCTGCCCGTTCTGCATCACGCTGGCAAGCAACGGCTGGCAGAAAGCCAGCAGCAAGGTGCTGAAAGGCGGCCACGCAGAACACATCCACGCCAACTGCGATTGTGAGTTTGCCATCCGGTTTGACCACAATACCACTGTGGCGGGATATGACCCGGAAAAATACCTTGCGCAGTACAATGCGGCAGGCGGCGACATCAACAAAATGCGGCGGGTGAACTACGCCGCCAACAAGGAACGCATCAACGCACAGAAAAGGGCGGCGTATGCGGCCCGGCGGTTGCGGGAACAGGCGAACCGTGGTATACTTGATGACATAATGGGTGGTTACCTGCTCGTTACCGAGCAATCCATCGAGGCTGTGCAGCCATTCACTTGCCGCGTGCTGGATGAGGCAGGACAGCAGGCGTTGGCCCGGGCGCATCGGGAGCTTTTGCAGGCAGCCGCCGCCCACCCGGTGGGAACCGAAGTGGCTTGCTGCTATGGGTTGGATATGCAGCCCCTGAGTAAGATCATCATCAGCGGGCAGCAAGGGCGGGTGCGCATCCCGGACCAGGACGTGCCCTACATAGCGGCGCACACCCACCCTAGCGGTTTGACATTCTCGCCGTCCGATATCCGCCGGTTTGCCCTACGGGAGAATATGCGGATGCTGACGGCAGTGGGCAATGACGGGACCGTGTATGCAATCGAGAAAACGGCACAGTTTGACCGGAGCGGTCTGCTTGCCCTGTTCCGCGATTCTGAGATCCGCCTGGCCGCAGCGAAAGACCCGAAAGAACTCCAGGAAATCATGCAGCAACTTTTGAAGGAGGCAAAACAGTATGGCGCGAACTTTTACGCCGGAAGAGATCGCTGAGATGAAAGCCTTCTTGCGGGCGCACCCTCCCGACCCGGCTTACGATGAGGAGGATGAATTGTTCGACGGAAAACTTCCGCCGGAGGAATTCAAAGCCCGCTGCGTCCGGGATATTCTGAAAAACCTGGGCGAGCTGCCCACATCCAACAACTGAACACCCAAAGCACGATGCAGAACCGCACCGTGCTTTTTTCATGCCTGTTTGCCCTGCATGAGGGGCAAGCGGGCACTTTTTATACCCATTTATTCCCCAAAACATGCCCGGCATGGCGTAAAACTGTACAGCCAAAGCGGATGCGACCCGCGTAAATAAAAGCGCAGGCAGAAAGGACACAACATGAAACGCGAAGACGTAAAGAAGCAGATCCCCAACATCACCGATGAGCAGCTGGACTGGCTGATGGGCGAAAACGGCAGGGATATCACCGCCGAAAAGACCAAAGCCACCAACCTGCAGATCCAGGTGAACGGCCTGACCACCCAGCTGAACACCGCCAAAGACAGCCTGAAAGCCTTTGAAGGCGTGGACGTGGCCGACCTGAAAGGCCAGATCACCAAGCTTCAGGGCCAGCTGGCCGATCAGGCCGACAGTTTTGCCTTTGATTCCGCCCTGGACGGCGCAATCCGTGACGCGCACGGGCGTGACGTGAAGGCCATCCGCGGCATGCTGGATGTGGACGCGCTGAAAGCCAGCAAGGACCGCACCACCGACATCGAGGCCGCGCTGGATGCCCTGACCAAAGAAAAAGCCTGGGCCTTTGATGCCGCCCCCGGCGGCTACCCCAACGTCCGCGACGGCGGCGACCCGAACAAAACCCCAACCGGTTCCACTCGCGAGCAGTTCGCGGAGTGGTTCAACGAAGTCATGAAGTAAAGGAGCAAAAGTATGGCATCTATTGATATCAACCGCACGACTACTATTTCCCTGCCGGGCAGCGTGTCCAGCGAAATTTTGCAGAAAGCCCAGGAATCCAGCGCCGTCATGGCACTGGCCCGGAAGATTCCGCTGCCCGGCCTGGGCGTAACCATCCCCGTTATCACCGGCGACCCCGAAGCGGGCTGGGTCGGTGAGACCGAGAAAAAGCCGGTCAAGCGCGGCACTCTGGCCACCAAGCAGATGCAGCCCTACACCCTGGCCGTCATCGTACCGTTTTCCAACCAGTTCCGCCGCGATGTGCCCGCCCTGTATGATCAGCTGGTGCAGCGTCTGCCCGGCGCTCTGGCCAAAAAGTTTGACCAGACCGTGTTCGGGGCGGTGAAAGCCCCCGGCTCCAACTTCGACACCCTGAAAGCCTGCACGGCCCAGAGCATCCTGACCAATGCCTACGGCGGTCTGGTTGCCGCCGATGCAGACATCGCCGCCCATGACGGCATTCTGAACGGCTGGGTGCTGGCCCCGCAGGGCAAGGCCATCCTGCTGAACGCGGTGGACGGCAATAAGCGTCCTCTGTTCATCAACTCGGTGGCCGAAGGCGCAGTGCCCATGATTCTGGGCGCGCAGGTGCGCCAGAGCAAGGGCGCCTACACGGCCAACACGGCCAGCGATGCCGCCGTTGTCGGCTTTGCGGGCGACTGGAGCCAGGCCGTATACGGCACCGTGGAGGGCGTGCAGATCGCCATTTCCGACCAGGCCACCCTGACCGACGGTTCCACCACCATCAACCTGTTTGAGCAGAACATGTTCGCCGTGCGCGCCGAGATCGAAGTCGGCTTCCGCTGCGACACCACGGTGTTCAACAAGCTGACCGGCGCAGCCAAGACGGGGTCCTGATCATGATTGAATTCAAGAACCGCCTGACCGGCACCCTGATGGCCGTTGCCCCGGAGCGGGAAGCTGAATATCTGGCGGCGGGGCACACCCGCGTGGATCCACCGGCGGCCGCCCCGGCCAGGCAGCCCGCCGAAGAGCCCGCCGAAGAGCCCGCCGCCCCGGTTCCGAAGAAGAAAGCCGCCGCCAGGAAATGAGGTGATGGCAATGGTCTATGCAACCGTGGAAGATGTCGAGGCCGGGTTCCGCACGCTGAGCGATGACGAAAAGATGCTCTGCAGCGCCCTGCTGGCCGAAGCCGGCATTGTCATCGACGCATACAGCCAGGACGCCCCGTTTGAGCGCAAACAACTGGTATCCTGCCGCATGGTGCGCCGCCAGCTGGATGCAGGGACCGGCGGACAGAACGCCGCCATGTTCCCGCTGGGCGCGTCACAGGCGTCCGCGTCGGCGCTGGGCTACCAGCAGAGCTGGACTGTATCCGGCGGCGGCGTGGGCGAGCTGTACCTTTCCAAGCTGGAAAAGAAGCTGCTGGGCGTGGGCAGCAAGCTGGGCGCCCACAGCCCGCTGGAGGACTTATGCTGAAGGGTATCGACATCATCCTGTACGAAAAGACCAAGACCGGCGAGGACGCTTTCCACGCACCGGTATACGAGGAGACCCCCGTGACCGTACACAACGTGCTGGTGGGCGAACCGGCTACGGAGGACATCGTCAACGATCTGCAGCTTTACGGCAGGCGGCTGGCCTATACGCTGGCCATGCCCAAGGGCGACGCACACGATTGGCACAACGTGACGGTGGAATTCTGGGGCCAGAAATTCCGCACCTACGGGGATGTGGTGCAGGGCATTGATGACCTGATCCCGCTGTGCTGGAACAAGAAAGTCAAGGTGGAACGGTATGAGTAAAGTCAAGATCGTGCTGAACCGCGCCGGGGTGCGGGAACTGCTCCGTTCCCCCGAAATGGCCGCTATGCTCAAAGAGCGGGCGGATTCCATCAAGGATAGCCTGCCGGACGGCTATGTCTCCCGTATAATGCCCACCCGCGCTATTGCCATTGTGGAAACCGCCACGGAAGAAGCCTATGCCGATAACCTCCATCACAACACCCTGCTAAAGAAGGTGCACGAATGATTGAAACCGAGGTGCTGAATGTACTGACCGCCGCCCTTGCCCCGGTGCCGGTATCCATGGAGGTTCCCTCCCCCATGCCCGGCACCTTTGTTGTGTTGGAAAAAACCGGTACATCCCGCACGGACCAAATTACCACTTCCACCTTCGCCGTGCAGAGCTGGGCCCCTACCATGCTGGATGCCGCCCAGCTCAATGAACAGGCCAAAGCCGCCATGGATGCCCTGCCCGCCCGGCAGGGCATTGGTTCGGCCCGCCTGGAAAACGACTATAACTTTACCGATACCGCCACGCACCGCTACCGCTATCAGGCAGTGTACCGCGTTGTGCATGGCACAATTTGAAAGGAGATCCTCTATGCAGAATGCCACCTTAGTCGGCGTGGCAAAGCCTGCAGCCGGCGGTGCCGTGTACCGTGCGCCGCTGGGCACTGCGCTGCCCACATCTACCGATGCAGAGCTGAACGAAGCGTTTAAGTCATTGGGCTACATCAGTGATGACGGCCTGACAAACTCCAACTCCCCCAAAACCGAACAGGTCAAAGCCTGGGGCGGAGATACCGTTAAAACCATCCAGAAAGAAAAGCCGGATACCTTCAAGTTTACCCTGATCGAAGCGCTGAACGAGGAAGTTCTCAAATCTTCCTATGGTTCGGACAATGTTTCTGGTACTATCGCAGCCGGGCTGACCGTCAAAGCCAGCAGCCGTGAGATTCCCAACAGCGCATGGGTGGTGGATACCATCGTCAACAATGCCAACAAACGCATTGTCATCCCCGATGCCGGTATTTCCGAAATGGAAGATATCGTTTATTCGGACAGCAAGGCCCTGGGCTATGGCATTACCCTGGCCGCCGTTCCGGACACTAGCGGCAACACCCACTATGAATACATCAAGGAGGCCTGACCATGCTGAAAGGCACAACCCGATCCGGCTTTGCATTTGAAATTCCGGATGCCCGCTGCCGCAATATGGAGCTGGTAGATGCTCTGGCTGCCGTGGACCACGGCAACCTGAACGAGCTGCCCACCGCGCTGGATCTGCTGCTTGACAAGCCGCAGAAAAAAGCCCTGTACGACCATCTGCGCGCTGCTGACGGCACGGTGCCGATTGAAGCCGTGATTGCCGAACTGAGCGATATTTTTAAGGTAAACCAAGAAGGAAAAAACTCCTCATCCTCGCCGGAATGATTGCAGACGGCGAGGATGAATTGATTTGTGACCTGGCCGAAACCTACCAGATCCTGCATTACCGTACCATTGCGCTGCCCCTGCTGGCCACCCTGGCAGCGGGCCTGCGTGAAGATTCCCGCATCTGCAAAAAACAGTCTGGCGTAAAGACCGATACCAGCACCCTTCTGCTGGGGGCTGCCGTTGACCGCCTAACTGCCCTGTGCAGCGGATTTGGGGCTGGCAGCCTGCCAACCCCTGTTATGGATGCCATGACCGGCAGAGCATCGCTGCCAAATAAGGTACAATCCTTTGCCAGCGGCGCTGCGTTTGATGCGGCCTGGCGCAAAAACAACGGGAAGGTGAACTGATGGCAACCGAACTTGCAAAAGCCTATGTGGGGATCATTCCCTCTGCCGAAGGCATTACCGGCAACCTTGCAAAAGTGCTGGAACCGGAAGCCGAAAGCGCCGGTGAAAAATCCGGCGCATCTTTGGGCGGCCTCCTTGTCAGCACCCTGAAAGGTGTTCTGGCAACCGCTGCCCTGGGTAAGGCCCTGACCGATACCCTGACAGAGGGCGGTGCGCTGGAGCAGAGCCTGGGCGGTGTGGAAACCCTGTTCAAGGATAACGCCGACACCGTCAAGGCTTATGCGCAGAACGCATGGCAGGCGGCGGGACTTTCGGCCAACGACTACATGGAAATCGTGACCGGGTTTTCGGCCAGCCTGCTGCAGGGCCTGGGCGGCGATACCGCAACAGCCGCCGAGGTTGCCAACATGGCCCTGACTGATATGTCGGACAACGCCAACAAGATGGGCACCAACATGCAGGATATCCAGAACGCCTATCAGGGGTTTGCCAAGCAGAATTATACGATGTTGGACAACCTCAAACTTGGTTACGGTGGCACCAAAACCGAGATGCAGCGATTGCTGGCGGACGCACAAAAGATCACCGGCGTCAAGTACGACCTGGACAACCTAGCCGATGTGTACACCGCCATCCATGTGATTCAGGGCGGTGTGGACGAACTGAACGGTGGCCTGGGCGATGTGAACAAGGGCCTTGGCATTACCGGCACCACCGCGCTGGAAGCATCCACCACGCTGGCCGGTTCCCTTGCAGCTATGCAGGCCAGTTTCAAAAACGTACTGGGCGCGCTGACCCTTGGGCAGGACCTGCAGCCGTCCCTGGACGCACTGGCCCAGTCGGTGGTCACATTCCTGACCGGGAACCTGCTGCCGGATATCTGGAACATTCTGTCCGCCCTGCCCGGTGCGCTGGTGACCTTTATCCAGGCCCTTGCCCAGACTCTGCTGGACGGATTTGGCACTTCGTTTTCCGGCGGATTCCCCCAAATCATTGAAAACGGCGCTGCTCTTGTCAGCAATCTGGTGCAGGGCATTACCGCAAACGCCGGGCAGATGATGGAATCTGCGTCTGTATCTCTGAACGCATTCCTTGCACAGGTCGTGGCAGATCTGCCGCAGATCATCACATCAGGCGGACAGATGCTGCTCAGCCTTGTGCAGGGCCTGCTTGCCATGTTGCCTTCCATCATCCGCAGTGCGGCCACCGTAATTGCCACCCTGCTGCAAGCCATTGTTACCCACCTGCCTGAAATCATCGCGGCAGGCTTCAACCTTGTGATCAATTTGGTACAGGGCATTGGGAACGCCTCGCCGGATATCATCCGCGCCGCAGGTGATGCCTGCCGCACCCTTTGGGACGCCGTCAAAAACGTGGACTGGGTGCAGCTGGGCAAAGACATTATCAACGGCTTAATCAACGGCATTGGTGCTATGGGCAGCGCGCTGAAAGATGCTGCCCGGAGCATTGCTTCCAGTGCGCTGGATACTATCAAGGACTTTTTCGGCATTGCATCCCCTTCCCGCGTGATGCGGGACGAAGTGGGCCGCTACATTCCGGCGGGCCTTGCCCTTGGCATCCGGCAGAACGCCGGGGATGTTGCACAGGCCATGGATGAGCTTTCGGATCTATCCACCGGCTCTTTACAGAGCAACGTTCGGCTTGCGTTGACAGCATCGGGCAGCGTGGCAAGCACCCCGTCTGGCCGGGAAATTGTCGATTTCACGCCCGTACTGGCCGTGCTGAACAACATCCTTGCTGAGCTGCATAACAGCAGCGGCGACATTGTCATTGGTGACGACGTGATCTATCGCAGCTTCAACCGCGCGCGGCAGTCGCAATCCATCATGCTGGGGGGTGCCTACTGATGCTCAAGCGCACTTCCCTCTTGCAGATCGACAGCCATTCCCTACCGGTTCCCACCGGCTCCCCCACCATCAAGTTTTCGGACGTTGAGAGCAGTGACAGCGGCGCCGACGAGATGGGCGTTTACCACCGTGAGGTGCTGCGGTTCGGTGTACTGACCTGTACCCTGACCTACAGCTACCTTGATAACGCCGACTGTGCCTACCTGCTCGGCCTTTTGCAAAACAAAACCACATTCCAGTTTACCTGCCCTATCCCCGGCGACGCCGCAGACGTGGCACAAACAACCACCCGCACCTGCTACTGCTCCAACTACGGGGCGGCCCTGCAGCGGCTGAAAGCCGGTGTTTGGCGGGACATGGATCTGAAAATCAAAGAATGTTAAAGAGGTGCCTGAATGGTTAAGAACATCCTGGTGCTGGATGACGGCACTGAGATTGCCGCCGGCACCGTTGGTCAGAACGCTATCCGTTCCCTGACTTGCACCGAAACCGTATCAAAAACCACCGACCTATGTCCCGGCGCAGCCTGCTCCAATAAGCTGGAAATCACAATCTGGGTGGAGCCGGGAACCGATCTGCCGATTACATCCGGAACCCGGCTGACCCACTACCGGGAGACATCCGGCCATCGAACCCTGGCGGGCACCTACTGGGCAGTTAAACCTACCAGCCAGACCCGCAACACCTATAAAATATACGCTTATGACGCTGTATCCCGGCTTGATAGCGTACAGTCTACCTGGCTGCGATCCATTCAGGATCAGTTTCCGATGACACTGTGGGCATTTGCGGGACTTGTAGCACAGCGGTGCGGCGTAACCATTGCCAACAACTCCCTGCCCCGCAATGGAACCTATCTGGTACAGGCTTTTTATGCCGACAATCTGACCGGCCGCCAGCTGCTTGCCTGGGTGGCCGAAGCGTCCTGCACCTTTTTGCGGGCCACATCGGACGGGAAAATCGAATTTGCCTGGTACACAAATTACAGTACATCGCAGAGCATCGGGCCAACCGTATACATAAGGGACGGCCTGTCGCATGACAAGTTTCAGACCGCTCCAGTCGTCAAAGTACAGATCCGGCAGAGCGATGACGACGTGGGTGTGCTGTATCCGTCCGATGAGAGCGGATCAAACGCCTTGATTATTCAGGGCAACCTGCTGCTGACATCCGCCACTGCGGAGGCGCTGAAGCCGGTCGCGCAGGCAATATTCGAAACGATGCAGGGCGTGACCTACACACCACTCAAAGTAACCGTCCCGGCGGATTTTCCCCTGCCCGCGCCTGGAAACATTGTATCTGTCACTGATGCCCGCGGAAACGTGCTGAGTTCCTATATCATGAACCGGACAATATCCGGTCAGCAGGTCACGCTAGAATCCACCGGCAACGCCACACGGGACGGAACCGCAGCCGTAAATGAACAGAGCTACAAAAACCTGACCGGCAAGATGCTGGAGATCAAGACCAGCGTGGACGGCCTGGAAGTAAAGGCCAGCGACCTGACCGGCAAGTACACCGACCTGAAAGCAACGGTGGACGGGCTTTCCTCTGAGGTGAAAAAAGACACCAAAATCACCGGCGGCGGGAACCTGATCCTGGGCAGTGAGAGCTTCAAGAACGCCAACTATGTCGGCATTGACAGTAGCGTGGCGTATGGCAATGATGGCAGCGCAACAATTACCAATGCGAACACAAGCCGCGGGTTCGAGTTCAACGCTGTTAGCGCTCATATCACCAAAGGCGTTACCCTATGTCTGTCCGTTATGTACAAACTCATTTCCGGCACCGATGCGCTGCGGCTTGGCATTGTGTTTACGAACGATGACGGACAACGTTACATTGCCTTCATAAAAACCGCTGACCAGCTCGAAATTAAGCAGACAAACGGCTGGGTGCTGCGGTATGGTACATGGACCCCCCGCGAAAACGGCGTTTTGAAAACTGTCGAGTTCGACAGCAATGGCAACTGCACCAACAAGTTTTCGCTGCTGCACCCCATGCTGCAATACGGCAACGCGCCCACCGCGTGGAACGCCAGCTCCGGCGACTATCTGACCCAGGAAAGCGCAAAAAGCCTGTTTTCCCAGACCGCTGACGAGATCAAAACCGAAGTCACCAAGTCAGTGACTGAAACGGTAACGGCCAACGTGAAGGACGCCGCTACCAGCGCTGCCAATGATGCCGTTGACACCAAATTGCAGAATTACGCCACCACAGCAACGGTGGAAAGCCTGAAAAAGGATGTCTCCAGCATCAGCCAAAAGGCGGATAGCATCAGCACCAAAGTCAGCAGTCTGGAAGAAACGACAACAACCATTTCAAACGACCTGGACAGCACAAAGCGGGAATTCAAAACCGTTAAAGAATCAGTATCCGCGATTGACCAGAAAGCCGACAGTATCACCCAGACCGTAACCCAGCGGATCACCGGCGGCAACAATATTATTGCGGGCACCGATGACTGGAACAATGCGACCCTGGATGCAGGCGGCAATGACCTGAGGAAAAAAGGGACATACACGATCAGCGGTGAATCCGTCCGAGTGACCAATAAAGCCCAGAACACCCGGTTTCACTTTGGTGCGGACAAAACGCTGGTGATTGTCAAGGGCATGACCTATTGTGCATCGGTACTGTACAAGCTCAACTCCGGCACGGACAGCCTGTTTTTGCAGTTTGAGACCAAGAACAGCAGCGGCGCAAAAAGTTATTACGGCTCCGCGTTCAAGCAGGCCCAGCGGGACATTGCGCTGGACAACGGCTGGAAGTTGCGCTGGGCGGCCTTTACGGCGACCGCGGACGGCTATGCGGACGGCCTGTTTGTAAGCACAGCCAACGATAACGCCACCGTTACCAACGATCTGACCATCATGCACCCCATGGTGCAGATGGGCAACGCGCCTACCGCGTGGACGGCCAGCAGCGGCGATTACCTGACTACCACCGAAACAAAAACCGAGATCAAGCAGACGGTGAGCGAAATTAAGCTGACGGCCAGCACAAGCGGAACCAGCAGCACCATCAAGCTGACGGCAGGCGGAGCAGAGATCACCAGCGCACAGATCAACCTATCCGGCGTGGTGACTTTTTCGGATTTGAGCACCTGGAACCAGGATAAGACCATTATCAACGGCGGAAACATTACGACCGGGCAGCTGCATAACCTCAACTACACCACCGTGTACGACCTGGACAACGCATGGATTCGCATGGGCACCGAGGCCGGTGAGCGTGTATTTTTGGATAACCGCCATATTGCGTGGTACGCAACCATCAACACCGGCAGCATCGGCCTGACCGGCGTGCTGTACTCGGAAGCCGGGCGGTCCTATTTTGGCGCAAGCAGCAAGTACATGAGCTATGGCTGGGTTGACGGTCTGAACCCGACCTCTTACGTTGGGATGCAGATCACCTACAACCGCAGCGATGACAGCGATGCCGATTTTAACACAACGCGGGTGGGTGTCTCCGGCAAGCTGAATGTACACAATCTGGACGTTTGGGGCAGCAAATCCCGCGTTGTGCCTACCAGCTTCGGCGCACTGAAAATGGCCGCGTTTGAAACGCCGCTGCCAACCTTTGCGGACTGGGGCAAGGGCCAGTGCGGCCCCGAAGGCTGGTGCCTGATTGCCCTTGACCCGCGCTATGCGGAGACCATCGCCCAGCACGGGCAGCCCGCCTGGCTGCTGACGGATTGCGATGGAACCGGCCACCTGTGGGCCGAAAACTGCGGCCAGTATGCCATTATACACGGCGCACCAGGGCAGTGCTTTGCCTGGCTCTGCATGGCCGCCCAGCGCGGCTATGAGGGCAGCTATGCCGACCGCAGTGACAGCAGCTACCCTGCCGGTGATCCGGCAGGCATTGAGCTGGCCGCCAGCACTGCCGCCCGTGCGCAGGAGGCCGGCACCGATGTCGCAACCGAATTGTTGGAAATAGATACCGGAGCGGACGAAACCGCAGACATTCTTTTGGATGAATCGGAGAGATTAACATGAAGAAATTATCTGGCGTGGCGGTCGTTACGACCGCCGAAGGCGAACGCGTGAGCTACACATACATGGAACTGGACGACAACGGCAACATCACCAGCCAGAACAACAGGGCCTCTTTCGTGGCTCTGGATGAGGATCTGCTGGCCGCCATTGCTACGCTGAAAGCCGCCGTGAACGCGCGGCTGTGACACATAAGGGGGGTGCAGACCATGACCGATACCAAACGCATTAAAGATTGCAAACGCAGGATTATTGCTGCCCTGAATGATGCCAAGATCCCGTATGCGGTATCTGAGCTGATTTTAGAGAACGTACTGTCTGCTGTACGTGAAAATATGGCTGCAGAGGAAATGGCAGCGGAGAACCAGCCGAACCAGGAGAAAAACGAATGAAACAGGGAACGCAATTTGCGCTGCCCGTGGAAATCGGGATGGATTTGGACGATGTGAGCCGGATAGAATTTGTATTTAAACAAAAAAATTATAATGGCTTCCCGGCCATTAAATCCAACGTCTGGCCGGATGACTGCACCCGGCAGGAAGGACAGAACATCATCCTTATCCCCTGGACGCGGGAAGAAACGTACAAATTCCTGGGCGGCGAAGCATTGTACATGGACACCCGCATCACGTTGCGGGACAGCACTGACCAGCCGCAGACGGAGATTTTGACGCTCAAAATGAGCCCGACCTTATTCCAGGAGGTTGATGGTGCATGATCCAGGTGCGAGTGGCCCAACAGAGCGCCGTATCAGTGCGCATTGCCGGGGCGGCATCCGTGCGGGTGGACGTGACCGGCACCACAGTGGTGGGTGCGCCGGAGTACAGCGGGCCGTATGACATCACGCCGTTGTTCTCGGCGCAGGTTTTGCCCACCGCAAAGCGACTAATGCAGCAGGACCTAACAATCAAGAAGATACCTCAGTACGAGGTAGCCAACGATTCCAGTGGCTACACACTGATTATAGGAGAGGAGTACTACAATGCCCAATAAATATGTGAACAAGGTGGTTATCGGCAAGGAAACGAAGCTTGACCTTACCGCAGACACCGTAACCCCGGACAAGCTGGCCAAAGGTATCACGGCGCACGACAAGTCCGGCGCCCCCATTACCGGTACCAGCACGAAAGACGCGGATACCAGCGATGCCACCGCAGCTGTGGCGGAGGTTTTGAACGGGAAAACATTCTACGCGCGTGGCGCTAAAATGACCGGCACGATGCCCAACAACGGCGAAGTCAACGGTGAAATCAGCACCGTTTCTGGTAAATACACCATCCCCATGGGCTTTCACGATGGCGCGGGCGGAGTGACTATCGCAGCGACCGAACAGGCCAAGCTGGTGCCCGCAAATATCCGCGAGGGCGTTACGGTCCTGGGCGTGAAAGGCTCTATGAGCGGCAGCGAAGGTATGAAGCCGCAGGCCAAGAGCGTTACGCCGACCTTTGAGCAGCAGGTTGTGCTGCCCGACAAAGCGTATAACTGCCTGTCTCAAGTTACTGTGCAGGCGATCCCCGCCACATACGTTGATAATGCGGCTGGCGGCCAGACGTTGACGATCGGAGGCTGAGCATGGCCGTAAACAAGGTTGTTATCAATGATGCCGTTGTCCTCGACCTGACCGGCGATACGGTGCGGGCTGCCGACCTGCCGAAAGGGGTAATTGCCCACAGTGCCACAGGGGCCAAAGTCACCGGAACCACAAACTATGCCGGTTCCAGCAACGCCGGCGGCTCCGCAAAGAGCGCCGAAAAACTAAATAACAGCCTGACCATCAAACTGAACGGAACCAGTCAGGGCGCATGGGACGGCAGCAGCGCAAAAACCATTGACATAACGGCAGCCAGCGTTGGCGCGACAAACGTTACGCTCAGAAGGTGGTGACAGTTGCATGGGTGTGTATTTAGGCAGCAATGCCGTTGACATGCAGGGCGGCTTTGTGAGTGGTGGCTCCAGCGGCGTAAAATTGCAGAGCAAAACAGTTACCCCAAGTGAGAATACTCAAACCGTAAATCCTGACAGCAGTTACGACGCTTTAAGTTCCGTCACGGTGGGGGCCATATCGAACACGTATATCGGTAGCGGCGTGACGAAAAAGAGCGCTGCGACTTATACGCCAGGAACGAGTGACCAGAGCATTGCATCCGGCCAGTATTTGAATGGAACCCAGACGATTAAGGGTGACAGCAATTTGACCGCCGGTAACATTAGAAACGGTGTGAAGATTTTTAATGTGACAGGCAGTTATGCTGGGAGCAGCAGTGGCGGAAGCAGCCCCAGGCTACAGACAAAAACCGCGACACCTAGTGAAAGTACCCAGACCATCAGCCCGGACAGCGGGTATGATGGTTTGAGTTCCGTAACGGTAAACGCTGTTTCCAGAACTTATGTTGGCAGTGGCATAACTAAGAAGGCTGCGGCAACTTACACCCCAAAGACCAGTGACCAAAGTATTGCGGCAAGCCAGTATTTAAGTGGTGCCCAGACCATTAAAGGCGATGCAAACCTGGTGGCCGGGAACATTAAGAGCGGTGTGAGCATTTTTGGTGTGACAGGAACTTATGCCGGCGGCGGGAGTTCCGGCGGCAGTGGCAATAACAATGTGGAGGCTTATGCCGTCACGGACACCAACCCTAGCGTTAGTTTTAAGCGCACCGACGGGACAATCAAGCTTTGGGGCTACGGCACCATGACCAGTTACGGCGGCTGGGGCGGGCAGTCTACGAGCCTGATCGCGTTTGAGGGCGACAAGTACCACAAAAGCGCCATGTACGGCAGCCCAAGCAGCACCGATCTGAGCCTAAGCATCAGCAACGGAAAACTGACTGGGCTGCCGAGCGGATTATCCGCGATCAGCGCGATTGTAACGAGAGGTATATGATTATGGCCACTGATACAAAGCTGGACAGCCTGGTGATCAACTACCTGACGCAAGCCCAGTATGATAATGCTAAGAGTGAAGGAACGCTGAACAGCAACCAGATCTATATGACACCGGCCTCCTCCGGTACCCATACGCTGCCTGCCGCTACCAGTTCAACCCTGGGTGGCGTAAAGATTGGCAGCAATATTACAGTGAACAGCGGCACGATCAGCATTAGTAAGACTAACGTGACAAATGCACTGGGCTATACGCCACCGACTACTGATACCAAGTACACACTGCCAACCGCAAGTGCTTGGACTTTGGGTGGTGTAAAAATCGGGAGTAACATTACGGAGAATTCCGGCACGATTAGTTTGACAAAGGCGAATGTAACAAATGCTTTGGGGTATACACCGCCGACAACGGATACTAAGTATACACTGCCGACAGGTAATGCTTCGACCGCGGGCGGCGTGAAGCTGAGCGATTCGACCAGTTCAACGAGTTCGACCAATGGTGGTGTTGCGGCAACGCCGGCGGCGGTAAAGGCGGCCATCGCGGAAGCAAAACTTGCGGCCTGGCCGATTGGAAGTATTTACATAAGCGTAAGCAGTACAAGCCCAGCGTCTTTGTTTGGCGGTACCTGGGAAAGAATTTCTGACCGCTTTTTGTTTGCTGCTTCCAGCAGTTATCCCGCAGGTAGCACTGGGGGCGAATTCACCCATAAGCTTACACAAAGCGAGCTACCGGATTATTCGCTGTCTGTGGCCAACGGAAGCAACGTAATACGCTCCAAAACCGGAAGCTCTGCGGATGCGTATGTCCAAACGCAATCAAGTGGCTGGGGTATTCCGAACTGGGAATCCAAAACCGTAACAGTCGCCTCCGGCGGTTCCGGGGCAGCCCACAACAACATGCCGCCTTATTTATCGGTATGGATGTGGAAGAGAACAAGATAAGGAGGATAAAGATGCGGCTGAAGAATGGAGAAGTATGTTTTGGGTGGCCATTGGCGCAGCATGTGATTACAGCTGGTTGGCTCTACAATGACGGCAGCCTGCACCGGGCGCTGGATTTCCGCGCGGCGGTGGGCACGCCGGTATACGCCGCAGAGGGCGGCACAGTGGAGACGGCCTACCGCTGGAACGGCAAGCGCACCCAGGGGGACATCAACAGCTATGGCAACATGGTCAAGCTGCGCCACACGACCTACAAGTATGGCACACTCGAAACTCTGTATGCCCACCTGAGCAAGCTCTGCGTGACTCAGGGGCAGCAAGTGCGGGAAGGCCAGCTGATCGGCTACAGCGGCGATACCGGCAACTGTTACGGCGCACACCTGCATTTTGAAGTGCGCTGGAAAGGCCAGCGTACCAACCCGCTGAACTGGCTGGATGCTGATTTCAGCACGGCCAGCAGTGCGGTCAAGCTGGGCAGTTACAGCAGCATACAACACACAGAGGAAGTGAAGCGCATGTATTATGCAATCGACGTATCGAAACACCAAAACAAATTTGATTGGCAGGCAGCCTACAGCAAGGGCATCCGCCACGCCATGCTGCGCGCCGGGTATGGCCGTTACAGCAGTCAGGTTGACCCGCAGTTTGAGCGCAACGCAGCGGAGTGTGCCCGCCTGGGCATCCAGTATGGCGTGTACTGGTACAGCTACGCCAGTACCCCCGCGGAGGCACGCCAGGAGGCCCGCTGTTGCCTGGCCGCGATTAAGGGCAAGCACCTGTGCCTGCCGGTGGCGTATGACATTGAGTATGAGCCGTGCATCCTGCGCCTGACCAACGCGCAGCGCACGGCACTTGTACAGGCCTTTTTGTCGGAGATTGAGGCCGCAGGGTATTACGGCATCCTGTATGCCAGCTGCGATTTTATCCGCAACCGGCTGGACTACGAGGTACTCTCCAAATATGATATCTGGGTTGCCCAGTACGGCAATGCCTGCACCTGCCCGCTGCCGTATGGCATCTGGCAGTATTCCAGCCGCAACGCCCTGGGCATCCCCGGCTACGGCACCAGCCTGGACTGCAACCGGGTCTACAAGGACTATGAGCAGCTGATGATCCAGGCGGGCCTGCAGGGCCACACCGTGCCCACCCCGGAGGACACCACCCCCAACAAGCTGGACAAGCAGCGGATTACTATTGGCCGTATCTCCAGCGGCGACCGCGCAACCATCCGCGCCCTGTGTGAGGGGCTGGGGCTGATTGCAGCCGGTCTCTACCGCGAAACCTGCGTGGGTGGCAACCAGTGGATGCTGGACGTTGGGCCGGTATCCAGCGGCGACGCCTGGTACATCATGCGCAAGTGCGCAGAGCTGCAGCTGATTGATGCAGGGCTGTACAAGGCCGAGTATGTGGAGGGCTGACCGTGCTGGACTGGATCATCAGATACTGGGTGCAGTGGCTCTTCGGCCTGATCTGCGCCGCACTGCTGGCAGGCTACCGTCGCCTGGCCAAGCGGGTGAAGGAACAGGAAGAGGAACGCAAAGCCATCAAGGCCGGACTGCTTGCTATCCTACACGATCGCCTGTACGCCGAGTGCTCCCGCTACATTGCGCAGGGCAGCATTGACACGGACGGCCTGCGAAACCTGGAATATCTCTACCGCAGCTACCATGCGCTGGGCGGCAACGGCACGGGTACAGAGCTGTACAACCGCGCCAAAGCCTTACAGATTAAGAACGATTGACCAACACACATAGGAGGAAACCATCATGGATATTGCATCTTTTGGTATCGCATCCGTTGCCTGCATCACCGTTATCTGCTACCTTGCCGCAACGGCTGTCAAGCAGACCCCGCTGGCCAACAAATGGCTGCCGTCCATCTGCGGCGCCCTTGGCGGCCTGCTGGGGGTGGCCGCCATGTACATCAACGTGCCGGACTTTCCCGCCGCGGATCCGTTGACCGCCCTGGCCGTGGGCATTGTTTCCGGCCTGGCTGCGACCGGCGCGGATCAGGTTATTAAGCAGGCAAGCAAAGACAACTGATCAGCAAGTTACCGGCAAGTTAAATAATCCATAATTAAAGCGGCGGGCTTTCCCCTGAAAATAGGGGTAGCCCGCCGCTTATTTTGTTGTAATGTGTCTCTAATGATGTTCTATTTGTTCACAAATTAGACTTAATTTATTTCTATTTCAGGCCCGGAAACGGACAAGACAAAACGAACACATTACCTATCATCGTGATAAAAGTAGTGTGTTCGTCTTGATGGTTTATGGTGGAGCTGACGGGAGTCGAACCCGTGTCCGAAAAGAAAGCGGTTAGAGTATC